CGTTGACCGTTGCTGACACGCCGACCTTGGGGATCTTCTTCCACAGCACCGCGTCGGAGCTTCGATACGTGGCGGATGCCAACGTCTTCTCCATGCTCTGCGGCACGAGCGGCTGCGCCACAGACGCGGCCGGATCGTTGTAGCCCGCGGACAGCGCTTTTCGTAGCCGCTGCTTTGCCATCGCCTCTTTCAAGGCAAAAACGTCCTGCGGGGTGATCGTCCCGAATCCTCCGATACCAAGCATTCTCTATGCTCCTCTCTTTGTGTTCCCTGTTGTCACAAGATCGGCCAACTAGGCGATCCCAAGCTCCCGCAACGTGTCCGGCCCGAGGGGACGGCCAAGTTCAACGTCCGTCAGCGCCTTCGCGAGCAGATCCCGACGGATCGGGTCGTTCTCGCTCTGGATCGCCTTCAAAATCAGATCCGACGCCTCTCCGATGGTCAGATCGTGCTGCTCGCCGGGCGGCTCCATCGGAACCACGTCGTGCTCTGCCGATCTGCGAGGCTCTGGAAGCCGCAGCGACTTTCGGATCTCGTCATTCTCGCAGCGGGCGCTGTAGACCTGATCGCGCAGATCCTGCACAGCCTCGACCACCGCGCACATCCCCTTCGCGAGCACGTCCTGAGCGTCGTAAATACCGCCCATGCCCTTCTGGAGCGAATCGACAACCTCGGACAGATAGCCAGTCACGTCGATCTCGGAAGCGGTGCTGGCCTGATCCCAGTCCGGCGCATCCATGCCCTTTTTCAGCTCCTCGATCGTCTCGTCCAGCTCGTCCGCCGACAGCTCGACATCAGCGCCGGAGACCCCGAGCGCCTTGATCAAATCATCCCGCTGCGCCGGGTCCAACTCTGAAACAAACTCGCTAGCGTCCATTGGTCGCTCCTTTATCCTTTCCGTCGTTGCGCCTGCAACGTGTTATAGATCCGACGGGCTGCCGCCTTGGATATGTTCAGCTCGCGCGCGAGCTTATCGATCGCTTTATCAGCCGAGTATGTGGCGGTCGCCACAGTACCGTGCATGCTCTGCGGAACGAGCGGCTGCGCCACGGGGGCGGCCGGTTCGTTGTAGCCCGCCGCCAGCGCCTTACGCATATCCGGGAACGGATGATCGATCCGAACCACCTCACGAGAGCGCCGAACCGGTGACATTGGCACCTCGTGCGCCTTGAGCGCCTTGGCTAGCGCCTGGAATGTCGAGTCGGGGTTCTTCGGGTGCCGCGTTATGGAGCAGTCGCGCACTTTTGCACTGGCAACGATTTTGCCGCCGGGACCGTCGCGCTTGACGATCGCGCCCTCCAGGGAAAACCCGAGCGGGCGCCGGTCACCGGCAGCCTGCGCCAGTTCAAAAATCTTCCTCGACTCAGGTATGTCGAACAGTTCGCCCAAAACCTTCGTCGCGCGCTTGCCATTAGGCAGGACAACCTGCTCGACACTCAGGGGGACACCCAGCCCGCCGCTCGTGTCCTGCTTGTGGTTGTCGTTGAACCAGCCCTTTTCCATGAAATACGTAAAGTCGAGCCCGTCCTGCACCACGATCTCGCCGTCAGCGTCGAGCGTCTCGCTGGAGATAATCCCCTCGATCAGCATCTTGTCGCCCGCCTTGCGGAGCGTGCAGGTGCCGTTAAGCATCCACGGGCTACCGCCGCCAAACTCGGCGGCTGGACTAACGTTCTGGGCTGCGGCGTCGTGCATCATAAAAAAAAGGACGGGGAGCCTACTGGCCGCCCGTCCCACTTATTGGACCTCTCGCGTTCCGCTCGTAGATTGCACCCGCCGACGTCGCGGTGTCAAGCTCTCCGTGGTCGATAGCGTGTACTTTACCGCTAGCCGGGTGTCCTTGCGGCAACTGGGGCAGGGCATCTCCCCCCGATATTCATCAGATTCAGCCGACTTGCGAAACGCGATCAGGCGAGCCGGTACACGCATCTTCAGCCGCCCGTCTGCCGCCTTGTGGAGCAGTTCCGCACCGCAGTGATCGCACCGCATCACAGGCGCCATGTTTCTGGTGCCTCCGCCGATCTATCCTCGGCCTCCCGTTGCGCCAGGTGGCGACGGTACTCGTCCAGCCCCTCCGCCACCTCCGCGGTCATCTCCTCCGGCACCAGAATCCAGTCCGCGCCAAACACGAACCCCTCCGGCACGTGCACGATCGTGCAATGACACCACGGGTGCGTCGTCTCCAGCGTTGGCACCCATTCAGCGCGCGGGCGGCGGTAGTTGCTCGCTCCGCTCAGGTCGCGCAGCTGGAAGATCCGCGGAACCCCCTGGTGCAGATATAGCCGCCGACAGTCCCGACAAGCGCCAGGATCTGGAACCTTGGCCACACGAGCATCGCCGCCGCCGTGCGTTTTGGATATCCAGGCGGCCGTTCCCTCGTTGTGGGCGTCTTGAAGCTCTGTCACAGCGACCCGGTCCACGTCGCGCGTCCATTCCTCGACGTCGCGCGCGATGTCGGTGGCAACCTGGCGCGAAGTCCGGCGCTCATCGATCCCGCGCTCCACAACGCTCCGCACACCCGTGAGCCGCGCCCGCCGCTGCGCCTCGGTCGCCTGGTGCACGCGATCGGTTAGTCGGTCCGCAAACCGGTTGCCCAGACCGGCCAGCTTGTCACCGCCAGCGAGCCGCACATGATCGATCGCGTCCCGCTCTACGCTGGTCATTGTGATCGGCTTGCGCACAAGCTCCGCCAACAGCGCCGCGGATGTCATCGCGTCCGCTTCCACCCCGGTCGCCGCCAGCGCCGCGACCACCTGCCCCCACGTGTACGCGTCCCCGAGATAGTCCACCCTGAGTGCATCGGCGGCGTCCGCGTCCAGAATGCCCCGACTCACCAGCCGCTTGATCTCATCCTCCGGCACGATGGACGGTCCCGCGACCTCGATCGCCAGTGCAACCGAGTGATCACGTATTATCTGGCGGAGCTGTAGCAGTTGCTCGCGCGTCACCGGGCGGCCTTGCTAAGCGCCAGCTGGCGACGTCGCGCGCCGATCACGGCGTGGCCTTTGCGGATCGCAACCTGGAGCTGGCGGAACACGTCAGGTCGAGTCCGGCGCGCGAACAGGTACACGTCGAGCGGGATCACCTTCGGTCTCAAAACAAGCTCCCCTGGTCCTTAGCCCGCCGGGCGGCGGCCTCTTTGCGCTTCTGTGCTCCGCTTTTGTACTTCCGTCTCGGCTTCGCGGGAACCCCGAATAGTGTGGTCTGCGTGCCCGGCGTCGTAGCGCGGACCCTGGCGACGTGGTCCGCGTTCTTCTTCATCCAGCCCTTGGCGTGCTCCGCGGTCTGCGGCAGCCCGAGAGCGCGCGCCATATCGATCAGGTTCTTATCGTGGGCGGTCGCCGCCAGGTGCATGTGGCGCTTGTGCTCAGGATCGCGGGTCGCAAAGTATCGCCCCGTCTTGGCCTTCAGATCCGCATCGAGACCCTCGTGCTGGCGGATGTGGTGGTCCGCTTGGTCCTGGCGCGCGGATCGCTTCTCCGTTGTCTCCTTGCCGCCGCCGGAAAATAGCAGCCCCTGCTGTCCACCGTGCGCGGTCTGCTCGGTCTGCATCCCGCCGCCACTGTGCAAATAGATCGGCTTCTTCTGGTCGCCGCCCTGGTAGCCCGTGATCTGCCCGCCGTGACGACCTACGGCAATCACCTTCTCGTGCGCCTTCTGGAGCGTGATCACATAGCCGCCCGCGCGCTTGCGGCGCCGCCCCTGCGCTAGCGCGTTCATGTGCTCGCGAGACTCCCGACTGAGCACCCGGTGTTTGTCCTGCGCCGCCTCCAGCTTGTCGGTCAGCGCAGCCTTGGCAGAATCATCGGTCGCCGCGTCCGCCTGCTCCTTTAGGGTTGATATCTGCTCCAGCAGCTTGCCGCGCGCCTTCTGGCGCTTACCGTGCGCGCGAGCTGCCTGCTGATCGGCCTTCGTCGCCGCCCACCCCTCCCTGGCGGTCGTCAGGTGCTCCAAGCTCGACGTCGGGGCGGCTCCGAGTAACGCGAGTTCAGCGCCAGCGGATGCGTGCTTCACCCGTTCGTGGTACGCCTTGAACACCTGCGGCATGTCGCGCTCGCCCGAATGCTCTGCGAGCACACGATACAGCTCCTGCGCACGTTCGTTTGTCGCGATCGGGTGGTTGAAGCCAGGGATCTGCGACTGCTTGATCGCCTCGTCCAGTGCGCCGACGTGGCCGGGTGGGTTCACGTGCACCCCGGCCGCATGGGCATAGCGATTATCCACATACGTGCGCAGCGCAACCTTTAGATCCGCCGCCAGCGAATGCTCCTCACCGTGCCCGCCCGCTGCCAGGATCGCGGGTGCGCTCATCGCCAACCCCCCGACGAGCGAGGGCGGAACCTCACCAAGAAGATCAGCATCCGGGACCATCTTACCAACGAACATCCGGCCGACCATCCGCCGACCGTCCGCGTTTAGCCTGGCCTCCGGCTTGTCTGCGTCCGACACGAACGCATCGGCGTTCCGCTTGTCAATTATCCCAGATTCATACAACGAACTGAGGAACTCCTTACTCGCCCCCCTGTTGCTGCTCAGGAACGTGTTAAGTGTCTCGTCCGGCCTCATCCCGGCGACCAGAGCCTGCACCACCGAATCGTTGACCCGGTTAGCGCGTGCGACGTCCATCGACCTCGGGTCCATCGACATAGTGAACGCCTCGTTAGCTCGCCGCACCAACTCGCGCATCTCATGCTGCGGCGTCTCGCTGGCCGACATTCCAGCCAACTCACGCACCAAGACCGGCTGTTTCATCCCGTTGACGACTGCGGCGGAGATCCCGAACTTGTGCGAGTTCTCCGCCAAATGTGACTTGATCGCGTCACCGCGGCCGGAGTCATAGGACAGCTGCTGCGCCATCGCTCGGCTGTTGCCGCCCAGCGCCACGTTGTCCGTTGTCACGATCGGCGGACCGTTGACCGAGTCGGGGTTGGTGTTGTGAACCAGCGCCGGGTGGAATCGGTGGCTGTTGTCGTGGACGTTCTCTTGCAGCTTTTTGCTCTGGTGATACGGCCGCTCTTGCACGTCCTCGGGGTATGCCGGATTTTGAGAGAACCCTTTCGTCGGCTGGTGACTGGCGATCAGATCCGCAGCCTCGATCACCTTGTAGCGTGCTCGGTGCGGCTTGGCGTGGCCGTTCACGTCCGCGATGAACAGCTGACACTCCGAACCATTCGGGTCATCGCTCCCCTCGGCTGCGTCGAGGATCGCCTTGGTGCGGCCGGTCAGCTCCATATACGACTGGAGCGATTCACTCTTTGACAGCCCTGGAAACGCCTCCGCCATCCGCCGCATTGCCGGTCCAGATTGTAGATCAACCACGCCTTTGACGAAGCTGGCGACCGCCGTGACAGCGTGGTCGGGGTGCTGCGCCGCGTTCTCCAGAATGTCCAGCGCCGTGCTCAGGCGCGTGTTCTCTTCGGCTAGCGCTGTCTCGACCGTAGCCACGTGCGCACCAAACGAGTCGTCGGAAAACTCAGCGTCAGGCCAGCGCTTTGCGAGCGCCGCCGCCACGTGCACGTCAGTGACCTTGTCCTGCCCGTCCGCTTTCGCCAGGTTCTCCGCCGCCTGGATGATCTGGCGGATATTCGCCGCAATCGTCGGGGCGTGTTTCCCGTCGCCCCAGTCTAGCGACTGCATGACCGCGAGCGTTCCGCTGCCAGACCATCCGTGCTCCTTTCGGCGCTGGACAATGAACGTGCTCAGGCTGGCGGACCATCCGGCGTCGGTCTTCGTCCTGGTCATGGTGCTCTGTAGGCGGTCATAGACCGCGCGTGCGAGCCGTCCGTCCTCGCCGTGCAGTGCCAGCTTGTTGATCCCCTCTAGCCGCTGCGCAGCGCGCCCCCAGCGCTGCGCCACCTTGATCGCTGCGCGCTCGAATCGCTCCCCGTATGCCTCATGTAGTACGCGGTGGATGCCTGACGCGGTATCTGTGCGGCTCGTTCCGTTGTCGTCCACGTAGGTAATGAACGAGTGCTTGCCCCGCTGGCTGATCGCAGTGATCTCGATCGTCCGCCCGCCGCCCAGGTGGATCACCTCGCCCTCTTCCGCCTTATGAGCTAGCCCGGCCTCGCTGTAGACGTATTTCCATTTGCCAGCCTTGTCTTTCTTCTTCCTGACGTACTTCGGTCCGCCCTCTTCCGCCTTGCTGCCGCCCTTCCCCTTGACCTTGACCCACTTTCCCTCTGCAACCTTCTTCCACCTCGATCCGTCCTTCCGAGTCGTGATCCGGCCGATCGGATAGCCACCCTTTATCAGCTCATCAAACGGCGACACGTCCGTCACGTGCAGTACGCGCTCCACGACCATCTGAAACGGCAACGCGAGCGATTTACGGCAGAGCACCAACATGAGTTACCTCGTCATCCATTGCAGCCGGTCGAGCGCCTTTTTGAGCCGCCCGCCCTTGCTGATCACGCCGACCAACGCGCGCATGGCATCGTTGATCCGATGGCGCTCCAACCCCTGCGGATACGGCTGCGCGTGGGACTCGTGCCCCTCGGAGTGCTTGAGCACGAGCAGCTGATACTCCTTCTCCGCCTCTTTTATCTCCGCCGCGGTATACCTGGAGCGCCGCCCGAGCCGCTCCTTGCTGCCGCGCATCTTGCGGAGTTCATCCGCTGCCGCCTTGACCTCCGGCACCTTCTCCAGCAGCTCGTCGGGCACCCGCCCCTCGATGATTTTCCCGGTGTGGTAGGTCCGCCTGGTCCCGTCTACCAGATAGCTGTTCCTGCGGCCGTTGTCCTCCAGCTCGTCCTGGATGAACGCCTCAAACGCGCGTGCGAACATCTCATGCTCGCGTGCATAG